GTAAATTTTGGAATTTGTTTGTTTATTTGTCCTGGAATTAGTGTTTTAACATTTTGCATTACTTCATTCATAACTCTAGTTTTAAATCCATCTGAAGAAAAATACCTGTATGCAAAATAACCACCTCCAGCCATTGAAGCAGAAAGTAAAAAACTAAGGATGCTGATTGTTTCAATAATAGTCTTACGCATTAAATTTATGGCACTATGAATACATAGTAACTATAAAGCAATGAGAGAAGCCATATTAAAAGCTTTTTGTCATACCATGACAGTTTCTTTGTTAATTATTATTCCTACTATTGCACCTTTATATATTCTTACAGGAGTAATGCAACGTCAAATGATTAATAAAGTTAATTAAGACCAGGGAACACCAGTTGAAGTTGTAGGTGTTTTAGATTCTGTTATCTGTGCAGCAATAGATGTTTCTATTCTTGTAACTTCATCAGACCCTAAAGCAGCCTTAGCCCAGGCAACAGCATTTTCTTTAGTGATAGAAGCATAAGCAGTGAATGATCCACTATCAGCTTCAGCAAGTCCTACAGAACCATAAGAAGTACCAGTATGATCTCCATCTGCATCACTGGCAGTCCAGTGAACAGTAGTAACAACATCAGATAAACTTCCTACAGTTTTTGTTGCATCTAAAGCTACAACATCCCAAGTAACAGCCATAATAAATTTTTCAATATGTATACATATTACTACTTTTATTCTTCAGAAACACCATCAATTTTTTTAAGACCTTCAATTAACTTTTGATTACCAATAATTTTAGTTGTAAGCTGATTCAACTGTTGTTGTTTTGCCTGTATGTCACTTTGAATTTGTTGTGCCTGTTTTATATCTGTATCGAGAATAGATTTTGTGTCTTCGTATAGTTCCTGTGGGGTCATAAAAATTTAATATGTAAACGTATTATACTAAGCAGCTTCAAGAGCTTCAACCTTACCTATAAGTTCCTGTACAGCAGCAACTAAAAGAGGTACAAGTTTACTTTGGTCTAGTTGTTGTGCTTTTATATCACCAACTTTATATCCTGAATTAATATCTTTTTCTGTTGCAACAGCATCTTTTTCACCAAAAACAGCTTCGGGTACTACTTCCTGTACTTCATGGGCAATAAATCCATCTTGTGTTAATGATGGAGTTGTTAAGAAGTTAAATCTTGAAGGTTTTAAATTTTTTAATCTTGTTATTGCATTTGTTAGTGTGGTTATATTTTCTTTAAGCCTGTAATCAGAACCAGTACCATAAGAAACACTTGAACCGTTTGTTGTAATATCTGCTATTTGACCACCACCATTATAGTTAAATGACACTAATGAACCTGTACTATCATTTCTTGCAATAAACAATGCAGTACCATTATCCCTTGAGTGCATTGCCAAACCATCGTGAGAAAAATAGTTACCAGGGTCAGAATTAGTTCCAAAGCCAGGGTTGACTGTAGTAGTCCCTATAAAAACATTGCCATCACTTGAGATTCTCATACGTTCTGCTAAAGTTCCATCTTTTCTAGTACTAAAAGTAAGCCTTGCAGTTCTATTTGCACTTGTAGAAAAATCTTCTTCAGAAGTACAAGTTATTTGTGAACCTACAACAGAATTTGCTGGTGAGAAAAACAGAGTAGCATTTTGTGAACTAGCAGCAGTTGTATTAGCAATATTCATTCTGCAATCAGTATCATCAAAAACTTGTAACTTTTGATCAGCAGCTATACTTGATGTGCCACCTATTAACAAACTTCCAGACGAATCTATACGAGCTTTTTCACTGTTATCAACAGTAAATATAAAACCACTTCCATTTGCTGCACCACCTGGATCTGATTTAAATGAAATAAGTCCAGAGGTATCAGCAGTTACCTCACCATATGCCGACCCATCACTTCGTTTAATTCTAAATGTTGGATCAGTGCTTTCTATTTGTAATAAAGTAGATGGACTTGTTGTACCAATACCTACGTCTCCAGTGTTATTTATGACCATTCTTGTAGTTTCATCCGTTCCTAGACCTAACGAATTATTACTGTGAATATATTGAATAAACCCTGCAAATTCAGCATTGCCACTTGTTGCGTCACTAAAAAATATCGAACCTGCACTACTTGTGCCAGAACGAATTGTCATTCCTGTATCAGTACTTGTTGCGATTGTCAAATCATCTGCATTAGCACTACCTTCCGTAGTAGTTCCTAAAAGCAACCTTCCAGACGTATCTAATCGCATCCCTTCACTATTATTAGTTGCAAAAATTAAAGCAAAATTACTTTGATGATAAAAATTACCATGACCCGCAGCATCTAAACCAACATATAAACCCTGATTTGTTGAATTTCCTGTATCAGTATTTGTAAATTGTATTGCTGAACCATTAGTTGAGGAGTTGTGTATTCTTACTAAACGAGGTTCTGTGCCATTATCTGTAATTTCTAAAATGGTATCTGGAGTAGTTGTGCCTATGCCAATTCGATCATTGCCCGCATCAACATAAAATAAATTAGCTTCTGTATCTCCTTCAATTCTAAAATCTACATCTGCTCCAGATTCATTAAAAATAGTACTTGAACCAGATAGTTCTAATCTTTCAACACCACCTGTTGCCACATTAAAAGTATTAGCAGCACTAAAAAACACTCCTGTGTCCAAATCTCCTCTGTTCGCGAGTGCTGGTGTGCTTGCAGACCCATCTTCAAGAGTTAACGTACCATCTAATTGGAATAACTCTATCCAACCAGTATCTTCTGCATTTCTTATTTTTAAAACTGCAGGGCTAGAATTTGTATCAGCCCAAAAGCTAAAAGCCTTAGAACCTGCTGCACCTGCTATAACTGTTGCAGGGTCAGTAGTGCCACTATTATTTGTAAGTATTGCTTTAAGTACATTATTAATATCTAGCCTGACGTTTTGGCCTGTTGAGTTATCTATTACAAAATCATGTTGTGCCATTTAACTAATATCCATACGTAACCATATTGTAACCGAAACTAAGAACCCCGTCCGAAACCAACAGCAGTATAACTAAATGTTTTATTTTGTACAGCATTACCTGCATTAGTAAATTTTATTGTAAACCCACTACCAGATATACTTGTTATTTCAAATTTATCTGTACCACCTAAATCATTAGCAGTAATACCAATACTAGGTAATTGTGAACCTGCTGACACATCAGTACCGCTAGCACCTGTAAAAAAAGCATGATCAAAAGTAACTGCAAGTCCAGATGATGATGTACCAGAACTTAGATTAGATTTTTGTTCTGTTCTCCTATCTAATTCTGCTGTATATCCTAATTGGTCTATTTCTATAGATTGTGCAGGGTCATCACTATCCATTTCACATCTAAATTTAAATCCTCTACCTATGTGCGTACCATTAGAAAAAGTATTAAATGTTTTACCAGAAAAATCACTATCTTGATAACTTGACCCATTAGAAGGTGCAGCAGTTGTAGTAGCAACTAATAATTTTGCGTTAACATCAAATGCAGTAGCAGCATCAAAATCTGTCCATTTATCTATATTCGCTGATCTCTTATCAATTAGATCATTAGGATAAAAACCCTGTGTAACAAAATGTCTTGTTAATCGTAATGGATGAACAGAACCTAAATCTAAAATATTTGCAAAATCATAAGTACCACCTGTTATGTCAACAGCACCTAAGAAATCAAAGTCAGCAATAGCATCAAAATCTGTAACATCATCTAAAGTTTCTAATGATCCAAGAACAAGACCATTTACATCGTCAGAAAAAAAACAATCTACTTTAGTACCTGCAAAAGGTGGGCTGTCTGTATCTTCTCTATCTGTAAATGTAAGTAGTTTAGGTTGCGGGTCAGGATTAGTTACAACAACTGATGCTTCACCAAAACTTAACCTACCGCCATCATCACGAAATTTTAAAATATATTCACCATCAATAGCAGGTACAAGCGTTTCACTTACAGAACCAGGCAATCTAGGAATTATGTCAACAGAATTAGTAAAAGTACCAGTACCATTTGTAAGGTTAGAATGTCTTACTACTACGTTTCCACCATGCAATACATCAACATCTGTTGATTGATTAAAACGTAATCTTAATAATTGATCTGATACTGGTTCTACAAGTAAACCTGTTACATCTTCTGGTACAGCAGTTTTACCAACAGCATCAAAAGATAATGTTGTAGGTTCTACACTAGGTTCAAAAAATGCATTATAACTATATACTTCAAATTCATAAATACCTAATTCAGTATCAAATATTTCAAAAATAGGACTTTGTACAATAGTTGTTTGGAAACTACCATTATTAAATTTATGTTTTACTGAATATTGTGATACACCTGCTACAGGTTGCCATGAAACAATTAACTTACTAACTGCCCTATCACCTAAAACAATAATTCTTTCATCACCTACAATGTTACTTGGTGCTGGTTTTGGTTCTATCAGGTTTGTAATAACAGGTATTGTTATAGATGCACCATCTTCAACAAAGGCATATTTATCTGGATTATGAAACATTGCTGCAATTGTAAATAAATTATTATCTTCTTTAACAGAAATAACCTTAAAATCTTCTGTTTCAGTAGTTGCTCTTAATAGTAACCACATCCCATTAACTTGTGGTGCAGAACTATAGGCACTATCAACTGTAATAACAGAACCAGATATTGTAGATATTGTTTTAGTCTCAAGTGTGCCATCAGTAAGAATTACTGATAGCTGATCACCAGTAGCTTTTATTGTTGGTAAGTCTTTTGTATTATCTACAGTTATTTGTGTAGTTGTAGCTGCTGATATTCTTCCTGACCTGCGTACACCACTACGAACAGGATCTTGCACAGTAATAATATCTCCTGGTCTTATTAATGAACCTGCATCTGCTGTAGTAGTAAATGCAACTGTTTCAGTTTCATTGTTTTGTGTGTAAAGATGCCACAAACCCATTCTTCTAGCTTGTGCCTGATCACTACAACCTATAGCTTCTATATTTTTTACAACAACACCATATTTAGATTGATTTGCAGAAGTATCT